AGGTCCACTCCCGTCGAAGACGGTTGTTCGGCCGGCGGGGCAGGAATAAAAGAAGGTGGTGCGGTCGGTACCCAAAATGCGTTTGACGGCACCTCGGTGGCATACGTCCACAGGCCTGGATCGGCCCGTATGGTAGACCACGCCCGCTCTAGAGAAGCATTATACTCCTCTAAAGTTTGCGGTCTCTTCCACACCCCATCAATTAAACGAGCACTCGTCGGCTCCATAACCATCTTTTCAGGTTGTGGTTGACCAAGTGAGATCTCCTCTAGCTTGGTACGTAGGTCCCGAGCGGCTATGACTGAGTCAAGAAAAGCCTCCCGATATACCGTCTCATTTAGGGAATCTACGACTTCGCTAGGCGTAGTCGTTTCAATCCCTCCATGTTTCGATTCTCGGTCTGGCCCTCTTGGCACCACGCCATAGTGTTCACGATCTCTATAAACCGTCCCTAACCTCTTAGCCAGAGCTATCAGCTCCGAATAAGAGTCTAGGTATTCGAGCATGAGTTTTACCTCACTCTCGAAGAATAATTTACAGAGGCCGTGAACCCTGGTCACCGAAGTCTTGTAGAGAGAAGTTACCGATTTCAAGGGTAACCACCCCTTCAATCCTTTGTAACCAGGCCCCCCAGGACCGTAGAACGTAATTATATAGTTACGGAGCCGTTTTGGAAGACTGAACAATCTCTTCGATGCTGAAGCCTTCGCGCGATACCCATATCCTAGGACAGATAGCATCTGTCCAAAAGATAATGAGTATTTACGCGTCAGCTCCAGAAGACCAGCTAACGATAGCCGGCCAACCACGAACTCAGCAAATGGAACCATTGAAACGTTCACTCCATTAAGGAATGTTCTTTTCGCAAATTCCAATGCCTTGCCCGTTGTTGATATCAGGGACTTATGAGCCCCGATACCGACATCTAGAGAAGTCATTATTCCAGCGTACTCTTTGGCTACACAATCACGCGCTATGACCACGTCGTCTCCCAAGACGGCGTAGCCTGCGTACCATGGTTCCGCAAGAGATACCACACCTGCCCTAAAGGCAGACCACTGAACGATAGCATGGTGGAGAAATGCTAACATCGCCCATGAACTGAGCGCACCCATTGGTTGACCGGTTGCATACTGAACATAACCAAGTTTAGAGACAGTCTGTTTAGGACCGTCTCCAAATTTAATGGTTTTTGGACAGTGATACTTCCGACCGACCATCAGGCAACCCCACAGCTCTGCCCCCCAACTTGTTAAGAAGGGAGACAGTAGTACTTTTTGAAGTACGATAGGAAGACGATCAGTCGCGGCCGACAAGTCAAATGAATACAAGGAGATTGGCTTAGAGAATTTCTTCTCTTCAGCCTCCTTCCAGGTAAACAGATTCCTTATCGGTCGTTCCTGATCGAACGTCCCATCCTGTGGTATTCGCTCCAGTAGCCCAAAGATTGCTTTATGAAGGCGATCAAAGAGCCACTGTGTCCATGGATCGACCATAGCAAACACTCGAACCTTTCCGGCTGGTTCCGGTTT